AAGCCTCTAAATGGCAACTGAAGTCATCAAAATTATAGACCCGGACAACGGGTCAGGCACCAACTATACCAGCCTGTCGGCTTGGGAAGCGGGCGAACAGGGTGACCTGACCGGGGTGCGGGACGAAATAGCCGTTGCGAAGTGCCGCTGCACGGGAGGGACGGCGGATACGACGGCAGTGGATATTGCCGGATGGACGACAGATACAACTCATTACATAAAGATTTGGACCGATCCATCAGAGAGTTACCGGCACGACGGAAAATGGAATACGAGCAAATATAGGATTACATCTAATGCCTACTTCGCAACTATATGCAACAATAATGGAGCACGGCTCGATCTGTGGCTGGATGGGTTGCAGATAGAGAATTCGAGAGAATATGAATCTGGAGCTGCCGGAGCTGGTCTGTGGAGCTATCAGACCTATATTGCAAATATAACAGTATCGAACTGCATCATAAGGAATACCGCTTCCTCTCCCTGCGCTGGGTCAGGCGTTACAGTATTGGACGCAGCAGATTCCGGGACAACCTATTTCAAGTGCTACAATAACATCATCTATGGTTTTTCAGGGGGGTACGATGGAGCTGGGATCCGATATAACAGAACGGCCAATGGGGCGACCAGGCACATAATCTGTTATAACAACACATTATACGGAAATTACAAGAACTTGTTCCTTAACCCGAATTGGCCCGGGTCGGAACCAGTCTACATACATTCGAAGAACAATCTGCTGTATAATCACACTGGAGGAGGTGATTTCGTCAGATCAGATGACGGTGGGACTTGGGACGTAGAGAATGATCTTTCGTCGGATGCTACTTCACTTGACACAAGTCACCGCAACCAAACCGTCGCCTTCGTCGATGCCGACAACCGTGACCTGCATCTGTCGGCATCCGATACTGCCGCGAGAGGACAGGGGACGAATTTATCCAGTGATTCGTATCTGCCGTTTTCCACCGACATCGACGGGCAGGACCGCGGCGGTTCCGGGGCGCAGTGGGATATTGGGGCGGATGAGTACGCGGCAGCCACATCCGGCAGCCTCCCTCCCTGGATGCTCCAGAGGAACCGCAGGCGCCTCAACATATTGCTTCGCCTCTGTCTTTCGACGTTTAACCTCATTGGGAGGTGTTTCAAATGAGTTACGGAAGAATGTTTGCCAGCGGCTACGTCGGCACGACTGCCTCGACGGTTGCGAAGGAGTTACTCCACGTACTTTGCAGCTCTAGCCATGTGATTGCCGTTCATGAGGTGTCTGTAAGCGCACGGTCAACGGTTTCGCAGTACATGACCGTTGGTCTTGCCTTTGCCGGGACGACGAATGGGCCGGGGGCAACATGCGCCCTAGTTCCGCTTGCCCAAGGGCAGACGACATGCTCGGGTAATGTTTACGGAGTGGCTTCTAGCAATGCTACCGGCCTCACCTACGTCTATAAAGAGACGGTTAACGTCCTCAACGGATTCCATTGGATTCCGACGCCCGAGTGCAGGCCGATTATCAAGCCTGGTGGCCGGTTCGTTGTACGGCGAGAGACGGCGGTGACTGACGACATGGCCCTTGACGTTCATATCTCTTTTGAGGAGATCGGGTAAATGGCGGTTTACCGCATACCGTTCTGGCGCAGGCGTTTTGTAAAGAACGCCGCGTTCCTTCTCCCGAAGGGGGCGGCGCAGAGCATCGCGTCCGTAGCGGAATCGGCAAATGCCAATGCGGGCGATAATGTCACGCTTACCATCGGCCATCGCATCGCAACGGTAGCCGAGACGGCACAGGCTTGCGCCGGGGACGGCCTGACGCTAACCATCGGGCATATCATCGCCTCGGCGGCTGATAGCGCACACGTCAACACCGGAGACGGCATCACCCTTGCCATCGCCCATCCGCTTGCCAGCGTCACCGACGGGACGCAGGCCAATGTAGCCGACAGCCCCGCATATACCCATGCGCACAATCTGACCGTTTCCGAAAGCTACAACGCCAATGTAGCCGATTCACCAGCGCACACGCAGTCGCACCTGTTGTCCGTAACGGATGGTGTGCAGCAGAACGCGGCTGACGGTGTCGGATTGGGCGGGAACATAACGCTCGCGTCTGTCGCAGATGGGGCTCAGGTAAACACCGGTGATGCTCCCACTCTGATAATCGGCCATGTCCTTGCTTCTGTCGCGGAAGCCTCACAGATAAACACCGCCGTTACCCCGGTTCCGGTTCATGGCTACGGATTGACCGTGGGTGAAAGTGCGGTTGTCAATGCAGCAGACGGCCCGAGCCTGACACAGCACCACGTCATCACCGTAGACGACGGCGTAAATGCCAATGCCGGGGACGGGGTCACGATTTACGCGGGCGGGGCGCTCCCCGTTGCGGAAGGCATACAGCAGAACGTTTCCGATGCCCCGGATATTATTCAGCACCATGTCATCGCGGTATCGGAAGCCGTCAACGAAAACCATGCCGACAATATTACGCTAGGCGTCGGGGCCGATGTTCCCGTTACGGCAGCGGACGGCGCACAGGTCAACGTCTCCGGGTCTATCAGTCTCATTCAGGGGCAGGTTATCACCGTTGATGACGGTGCCAATCTCTCCGTTGCCGATGCGATTGTCGTTATCATCGGGCACACCATTTCGGCGCAGGATTCCGGGCAGATTATCGCCTCAGACGAGATCACCCAACTCATTCAGCAGCACCATATCACCATCAGCGACGGAACGCAGGAACAGTACGCCGACGGGGTTGACTTCTCCACGAAGGTCACGCCTGACGACACCTACAACGCAAACGCCGCCGACGGAATTGTCCTTGAAGTGCATACCAGGACACACGGCAGGAAGCTCAGAACGTCGAATCCGGTCAGGGACCATCACCGGCAGTCGAAAATATACGTCAACACCTATCGCCGCGCAGGCGACGTGTGGAGGTCGAGATAATGGCGCTTGTGCTGATTACAGAGGCAACCGGCCCTTGTGTGACGCTTGACGAAATCAAGACGCACCTGCGGCTCTCCACGTCCGACACGTCGGAAGATTTGCTTCTCAACTCCATGCTGATGGCCGCGCAGAATGAGGCCGAAAACAAGACGAAACGGGCCATGATGCCGCAGACATGGGAACTCGTCATGGACGCGTTTCCCGAAGGCGGGATTGAGATACCGCGCCCGCCGCTTTCGTCCAACTCGACGGACTTGAGCATCAGCTACATCGACTCAAGCGGGGCGACGGCTACGCTGTCCGCGACTGCCTACTCCATCGACGGGGATTCGGAGCCCGCCTGGGTAGTGCCGTCCTACGACAACGACTGGCCGGAAACCTACGACGTAATGAACGCCGTCAGAGTTCGCTACAAGTGCGGTTACGCGTTAAGCGGGGCGTCTACGGCCACGACTCCATACGGGGTCAAGGCGTGGGTCCGTCTTCGCGTGGGGGCCATGTATAACAACCGGGAAAGCCTGTCCGTGGAGTCTGGGGCGCAGACGATGCTTGAGCTTCCGCGCACGTTCGTGGACGGGCTTCTGGATGCCTACACGGTGATTAAGATATGAGGGCGGGGCGACTCAATAGGCGCATCAGTATCCGCAAGAGCACGTCGTCTCCCGACTCATACGGTGGTCAGATACCGACGTGGAGCACTTTTCTCAACGATGCGTGGGCGCAGGTTCGCCCGCTGTCCATGCGCGAGATGTGGCAGGCGGATCAGGTGTCGTCTCCCATCGACACAGAGTTTCTGCTGCGGTACGCGACCGGGATCACCCCGAGCATGATCGTTGTCTACGACGGCAAGGAATATAACATCCATTCCGTCATCGACGTGGGCGACAAGCATACGGAGCTGCGGATACTGGCCTCGAGGCGATCCACATGATTTCCATGACGATTGAGCAAAAGGGGCTGCGCGAACTGGACGAGAAGTTGAGGCTCTTGCCACTTGAGGTTCAGCGCAGCATCGGGCAACGGGCTTTCAACAAGGGGGCCAGGATCGTCAAGGACGATGCGCGTCGCCGCGCCCCGATGGGTCGTGCGTTTTACCGATATCCTTATGGCACGACGGCCCGGAACAAGAGGCGGCTGGGCCAGCTTCGGGACAGCATTGTGGTCACAAAGGGCAAGCCGTCCAGGGGCGCGGAGATCGTGACCAACATCAAGCCGAGGCTCAAGACCGGGTTCTACGGCTTATTCATCGAGAAGGGATGGATCCCGACGGGGAGGACGAAGAAGGTACGCGCTGCATACGGGCTGACCGTGCGCGAAGCCCGCTCGAGGATGCAGAGAGGGAGGGCCAAGGTGCCGGGGCGTCCGTTCGTGGAACCGGCCCTCGTCATGAACGCGGGCCGCGTGCTGGATGCGATCCAGAAGGAGCTCGGCAGGCTGATCGAATGGCGCATGAGGAAGACCAATGCCGGTTGAGTCGAAGATCTATTCCTTACTGTCGGGGTCAACGGTCATCACGTCCGTCACCTCGACACGCATATACCCGATGGCCGTCCCTCAAGGCTCGGACGCC